TTCCATCCCCTAGTAGACGTTTTTATATCGTATACATAAAATTTGTTTGTGGGTTCATGATATAATACGAGATCAATAAAACCCTTGTACACTAAATTTCTACCAACGTTCATTACAATTGGTAACTCAATACCTGCAAGATGCCAACCACGGTTACCAAAGTATTGTTTACGTTTTTTTTTAAGAAATTCAAGTATAGCTACACCATCTTCAAAAAACTCTCGTAATTCCTCTGGGGATGAGTAGTGAGTATCTTTATTTTGTTTGTATCCTTCTTTGTATAGGCCTATAAATTTTTCTTGGAATAATTCCTCTAAATTCATAGCATCTGCTTTTACTCCTGATTGTTCATACAATACCGTAAGCCAATCTTGGATCACTTCATGCATAGCAGTACCAAAGGTAAAATGAATGGATTGTTCATTTTGGTAGTGTCCGTCTTTATACTGGAGTGCCCACTTGTGTGGGCAACTCCTATACATGGACATTTGGGAGTAAGAAATTGTCTTTTGGTAAGCGTAATTTACCTCAGGTAATTCCTTATTTTGTATCTCCTTAAGTATTTGGGGCTTCTTTGCCATATATTTTTTCTAATTTTTCTAAATAAAGTATGGCATCCATTAATTCTTCTTTCATATGAGTAATCCATTCTGGGAATTGTAGGTCCTCTCGGTCCATATTAACTCCATATTTTTGCTCACCCATTTTGGAACGGGTTTCAAATTGTTTAATTACTGAAGTGACTATGCTGTCCATTATTTAAATAATTCTTTGATTTCGTCTTTTTGTAAGCCCTGTTGTTGGAGTGCTTCCTTAATATATTTTTTATCAAGTATGTCTACCCAATCAGCTGCTTGTTTGGTAGAAACCTCATATAAAGAAGCAATTGTATCTAATAATTTTTTACTAGGTTGTTTCATTTTAGGTTTAATATATTTTAACCAAACATTTTGTTTAGGGAGTAAACCACAATACACTGTATAATATTTCTTCTTATCAGTATAAGGTATGGTTTGGACATAATTTACCAACTCAACAAAGGGTTGGTGCATAGATAAAAAACGATTAACCATATAGGGATTAAAGGACTCCCTCTCTTTGTCCGAGAAGGAGTCCCAATCTCGTTTTTTACCTGTTAACTCTTTGAGCCAATCAAAAAGTGTCATACTCGTCTCTCAATTCAGGTGGGAGAGTTTCCGAGTAAATTTTTCCTGTAGCCCCGTCATAAAATACTGGGATAGGGAGGACAGCATCCTCACCACCTGTAATGAAACGGGATACTTTACGCAAGATAAATCCTTGCTTAAATATTTGATCCCCAGATTCAGTGGTGATTGAGGTAGTTTTGCTCAAATCAAGTTGTGGTTGTTGAGCTGTCATTTCTGATTTCTTCATAATTTATTGTTTTAATTTCGTTACAAAAGTAATATAATTCTTCTTTTTTAAGCACAGTATCACAGTGCCAATATTTTTTTAATAAGTTGGGATCTAATTTATCAGTAACCTTAGCGGTACGATACAATAGAAACATTCGTTCTCCAAATTCAAATATGTTTTTATATAACATTTAATAAGTATTTACCTACTTCAATATTTACTAAATGAAGAGCTTCGGTACGATTTTGTTCTAACCATTCGTAAGTTAACTTATTGGGGAATTTAAATGTAGGGCCTTTAGGAAGATTTGAATTTATTACTCCTAGCCCACAATCTGTATTGATGGTAATGCATCCTATATCAAAATTGTTTCGAAATTTTACAATACTTTTCCACACATCACCATGCCAATATGATTGTATTCTAGGTACAATTTGGGATTCTTTACTTAAAGGATTACAATCGTGTAGTATGATACTTCCTTCTTTATTTAAATATTTTAAAGAATTTTGTATATCTTTATCAACTTGGTCTGAGTGGTGAAGCCCATCTATGAAAATAATATCATATTTTTCTAATGAAGGTGCGTATTTTTTAAAAAAATTATCTGAGGTTATGGGGTAGGTTACTTCTACTTTAAAACTATTATTTCCCCCATGACTTGTAGCATTATCATCAGATCCAGGATCTACTCCATCTTTGTGGGCACATTGGATTTGATTAAAACACCACCCATTATCTACTCCTATTTCTAAATACCTTTGGTAATTGTGTTTTTGTATAAGTTTATTAATTAATTCTACTCGGTTCATTTTAAAATAATTTTACCAGAGATTTCAAGTAGTTTAGAAATACATGCCATTATGTTGATTTCCTTATCAATTCGAAAATTTGAATGGTACATATATTCTTCAATAATAATAATTGCTTCTGCAGGACGTGATGTATACTCGTCCATACGCTCATATAAAGCTTTATATAGCGCTTCAAAATCATTTACATTAGAGTCCGCAATTACTTGTCTAATTTGTTTAAATGAATTTGGATTAACCAATAATTCAATTACTTTATCAACATAATTAGATGATACAAGTGTTTGTTTATCTAATACAAGCTCACCATCTTTAGTAGACATTTGACATACGTTAAGCATTTTACGTACATCTGGGTAATATTGGTTTACAAGATCTTTAAGGTGATCAGTACTGTGTTGTACATTCTCTTTAGATAAGATATTAAAAAGGTGTGCAGCAACAGCACCTTTAGTTGGGGGTACAATTTTAAGTACTTGGCAACGTGATTGTAGAGGATCAATAATACGCTCTACATAGTTACAAGTTAATATAAACCTTGTACTTTTAGAGAACGTTTCAATGACATTGCGGAGAGAAGCTTGTGCTTGGATAGTAAGAAAATCAGCCTCATCCAAAATAACTACTTTAAGTGGTTTAAACGACATAGTACTAGCAAACCCCGATACTTTATCCCTAATTGTCTCGATACCTCTTTCATCGCTGGCATTAATGTAAAGGTGCTCACAATCAAGATTCTTAACCAAAAGTTTGGCGAGTGTAGTTTTTCCTGTACCAGCGGGTCCATAGAAGATTAGATTTTGTATATCGTTCTCTTCTAAATATCGTTTAACAATATTTTTTAGATGCTCATTACCTACATAATTTGTAAGCACATTAGGGCGGTACTTTTCTACCCACAAACTATTTTCCATTATATTCCTTGTCTAAATTCTCCGTAAAAACTATATTCCTTAACTGGTTCTTGCTCAATTTCTACTTCAACTCTGTCTACAGCATATAAAGCACTTCCAATGGGATCAAGATAAAATGCTTTATTAAATTTAGTTTTTTGGAAATATGCTTCTAATGTATCCGTAAGCGATTCGTAAACTGTATTATTACCGATGAGGGACCACCGGTCTCCCGGTGGTACCCTTTCGGCAATTAGTTGTTTTTGCTCTATTGTTTCAAACTCAGCCATTAGCTAAAATTAAAACATTCCAGGCATAGCTCCAACCTCATCTTTATTTTCTTGAGGTTTATCAACAACAGTACATTCAGTTAACAAAATAGTACCTGCTATTGAAGCCGCATTTTCTAGAGCACAACGCGTAACTTTGGTAGGATCAATAATACCTTTTTTAAGGAAATCATCAAACTTACCAGTTTTAATATTATAACCTGTTCCAATTTTATCTCCAGAAGTAACACTAAACTCAATTTGAGAAGCATCTTCTACTCCTGCATTCTTAAGGATTTGTTTAAAGGGTTTACGAAGAGCAGATTTAACGATATTACATCCAATTGCTTGGTCCGGGTTGCTCATAACTTTTTTGCACGCCACACTATTAGCAGCTCTAAGGAGTGCAATACCCCCACCAGGGATAATTCCTTCTTCGATAGCTGCTTTAGTAGCTTGGAGTGCATCATCTACTCTATCCTTACGTTCACGCATTTCAGTTTCAGTGTTTCCACCTACATGAACAACAGCTACTCCACCTATAAGTTTAGCTAAACGCTCTTGGAGTTTTTCAGCCTCAAACGGTGAAGTAGAATTTTCAATTTGAGTTTGAAGTTCAGTACACAAACGTTCGATAGCTTCTTCTTCACCTGCACCATCAACTATAGTGGTTTGTTCTTTAGTAACAGTAACAGTACGACACTCACCTAACCAGTTTAGGTCAAACTTGTCGAGTTTCATACCCTTATCCTTATCAACAACTACACCACCAGTAAGGGTGGCCATGTCATTCATAAGTAAAGTACGACGATCACCAAAGTCAGGGGCTTTAACACAACATACATTCAAAATGCCTCTCATTTTATTTACAATAAGAGTAGCAAGTGCTTCACCATCAATATCCTCAGCAACAATAAGAAGTGATTTTGCTTGTTGTGATAAATTTTCTAAGAGTGGGAGCAAATCTTTTACAGTAGTAATTCTACCATTAAAGAAAAGTATAGCTGTATCTTTAAGTACACAACTCATATTGTCATTATTAGTAACAAAATAAGGTGACTTATAGCCTCGATCAAACTGTAAACCTTCTACTGTTTCAAGGTAAGTTTCACCAGTACGTGACTCTTCAATAGTTACTACACCATCACGTCCTACTTTTTCCATAGCAGTAGCAATTAATTCACCTACCTCTTCATCATTATTAGCTGAGATGGTAGCTACTTGACGGAGTTGATCTTCACTAGAGATATCTTGGGAAATTTCACGGAGGTAATTTACGTGCTCTTTAACACATTTATCAATACCACGTTTAATTTCTACAATGTTATGTCCTTTATCACTGTAGCGCATACCAGCGTTTACCATTTCACGGGCTAGCAAAGTAGAAGTAGTAGTACCATCACCTGCTTGTTCAGCAGTTTTAATAGCTGCTTGCTTAACCATTTGAGCACCTGTGTTTTCAACAGTATCCTCAAGTTTAATTGCTTTAGCTACAGTTACACCATCTTTAGTACTTTGAGGTGTACCTTGCTCATTTTGAATAACAACGTTGCGACCATTAGGTCCCAAAGTAGTTACGACTGCATCTGCGAGTTGATTAACTCCACTAATTAGTTTTTTACGGGAGTCGTCTCCGTAGTTTACGATAGTTATTTTACTCATTTTTCAATAATTCCTAAAATTTTATTTTCTTCAATCATATAGTATTCTTCTCTTTCAAAGTCTACTTTGACAGGTCCCATTTGGGGAAGAAGTACAATGTCCCCTACTTTAACAGTAGTTTCTATAAAATTACCCATACCTGAGTAATAACCAGGACCGACAGATACTACTTCTCCTTTAAGGTTTTTTTCCTTGCCCATATCAGGAACAATAATGTTCCCATGGACACTTTCTTCTTCTTCGAGGGGTTTAACAATAACCCCATTAAATAATGCTTTTACCATTACAAAAAATGTTGTTTAAATTCGTTTTTAATATTTCTAAGTTCAATAATATAATTCTTAATACTAGTGTAAGAACTTTGCTTCATCTTATTATCAACAATTTTATTAAGTGCTGCTTCGAGACTACTACAATGTCCTATACAGGAATCATAAGGTGTACCACTATCGGGCATAATTGTTTTGTAAACAGAGTAGTTGTACTCATCAATTTGGATAAAATACTCACCGAGGAGTGGGTCTTTGATAAAATTCATAACTGTTTTTTCTAATACGCGGGAATATACGAAAGGATCTTCAGGACACCAACCCTAAAGTAAATTACTTGATAGTAATTGATTTTGGTTTTGATTCAAGTGCAAATGGAATACTAATTATAAGCAAACCATTTACCATTTCAGCATTAGCTTTAGCTAAATTAAACCTACGAGAGATTTTCCAGCCCAGATTAAAGTTACTTTTTTTAATGCCTGAGTGGTAGTAACGGACTCCGTTCTCTTCAGTTTTAGTTGATGGAGTTGGTTTTCCTTTATCATAGGAAAGTCTAAGGATATCTCCTTCAATATTAATATTTACATCCTTTTTATCAATGCCTGTACAAGCTACTTCGAGTGTAAGGCCATTTTCATCTTCAAACACATCAATTGGATGTGTTACTGTTGGGCGACTTGGTGCTTCAAATGTTGCAGTTGAGTCGAAAAAGTTTTTGACGAGTACGTCAAGAGGGCTAGCATAGTCCCTGTTTAATAGTAAATGTGTCATTTTGTTTTGTTTTGTGTCCCCTAAGGTGACGGTTAATAATTATAATAACTAGGTTGGTGCCCTAAAGTCACCAATAAATATATGTAATTTTTAAGAAATTACCAAATTATTTAAGAATTCCTGCACGACGCTGCCATTGGCGCTTTGTCCATTCATTTAGGCTTCTGTTGTCCCTAAAATCTTCATAATCTTCACTAACCCACTTTTCTACTTCATCATCAGTAGAACCAACAGGACTTACTCTTGTTCCATCTGAAGTAGTACCTCCTTGGGCATAAAACCCATCTGTATCATCATTATAGGTAATACGTTGTTCATCAAAATACTGATCTATTACATCCTTTTCATTGGGGTATTTTTTCATAAGAAAATCTTTAATCCCATTCCCATGTTGGGGGTGATCTTCAGGGTATGAAATTACAAAACCTGAGGAAAGTGCGTATTTACTTTTTGCCATGTTTATAAATATTAATAATCTGCTTTTCGTACAACAAAATACATAGAGTCTATGTTCTCATCTTCGGATCTGAAGATAAGGCGAAGAAGGCCATCATCCACAAAACTCATTTGACATTCATCTGACGTTTTGTTAGCGTTAAATATTTCTCTAAGCATTTCACTACTAAAGGGAATCTTATTATCTTCCCTAACATTATCTTCAAATTTAGCTGCAACGTGAAATTCTACTTTATTTGAAAAATCCATACGTTCACCAAATGTAAACTGGAGTACGGAATTACCAATAATATCTTGTGTAGGTGTTACTGTGACAAGCTCATTTCCTTGGATAGCTCCTGCTGCTCTAATAAACGTTTGGAAGTCTTCATTATCAAAATTAGCTCTAGCTTGCCATTGAACATCTTCATTTACTTCACCTACTTTAGGTATCATAAGTGGGTCAGCAAGTGAGTAGTTAATAGTAGATTTGGCATCTTGGATATTAAGTTTAGTAAGTATTGCTTTGGTTTTTTCAGCATCAAGTACCAAATCACCTGACAGTACATTTAGTAGTCTATTAAGTTGAGTTGTGTTAAAGATAGCTAATGTGCCCTCAGTTGTGATAGGAAATTCCCAAGCAATTACCCTACCAATCATATCCTTAGTAGGAGCCATAAAGTCGATAGTTAAAGTACCTCCTTCAATTTCCCATTTAACGGATTCTACTTTACCTCCAAGATAATACTTAGAGATAACTGATTGTAATCTATTTTTTGATATCATTAGAAACTAAAAAATTTATTTATGTTTGGATTTAAATTTAATGTCCAGCCTAGGTCATTATAAAACCCTTCCAACTTAGATTGTAGTATAGTTTCAAATGATTTTTTCCTATCAGCATAGTCCTCAAGAAATGTACGAAATTTATCTGGCATGTCAAAGGTTAAGAAACCTATTTGTTCAATTTTGTAGGGATTATCTTTTAAATAGACCCATTTGATTTTATCTCCCTGTACTATTCGGCTATGGTTTTTAATATCCCAAAAGTTAAGCAAATCATTATATTTTACTGCTGCTTTAACATTAACAGGAGCACCTTTTTTAAGTTCAGTCATTACCTCACCTGCTCTAGGTTTACGAACTACATACTCATTTAGTGTTTTTACAGAGGTAGGATTGCCAAGTTTAGCTATATCTAAATCTTTAGACATAACATGATTCCTAAAATCTAAAATTAACTTATCAATATGTTTTTGATCTGCTCCTTTTAGAATTTGTTCTAGAATATCATTAAAGAAATCTCCAAATATAGGAGGGAAATTAGCTTTTTTAAACTCAAGTCCTTTAACATCTAGTGATTCTTTAGCTATACCCTCTTGTTTAGTTATCCACTGAGCATATCTACGAGTTGCTCTAAAATAAGCAGAACGGATAACACACTCTGTTTTCATTTCAAGTCGATGTGTACCGACATTGAAGCAGTCCCTAGCCAACTCATCATAATGGGCAGTAATGATGTCCTGATACTTAAGCGCGACTTGTTCAAGCAGATCGTCTTTTTCTTCATCAGTTTTACTTTCAAAATCTGGGTAGAGGTGTAGTAAGAGGGGTTCAGCGTTAAAGTAATTTGAGTCTGTGTCTACATAAGCACAGAAATTTTTATCTCCTTCGTCACATATCCACCAAGGTGTTTCTTCTAAGTGTATCATAGTTTTACTTCTCCTCTAATTACTTTATTCATATGTCTATTAGCACATAAAGCACTTTCCTGGATAATACGCTGTCCCGAAAGTGTAATTGCTTCACTAAGGATTACGTTACCATATCTAAAACTACCAAGAGCAGTTGCACCATACAAGCTATTTAACAAAATTTTCATTGTGTGTTGACGTTGATGCCAAAACGCACCCTTTTCTTTATCACCAGCTTTATATGCTTTTTTCATATAACCTTTATATTCCACTCGCTCATCAAACCATTTAGCAAGTATAGTTGATAGTACAGATGGTTTATCTGTTCTAAACATTACCCCATTTGCTGATATAGCTAAGTTGTTATTTTCTATAGTTTCAATAACCTCGCTACAGGGGATATAAGTTTGTTTGCGTTGTGGGTTTTCAACACATAATTTTTTATTAGGGTCCATTGCTTTAAGATCATTTAGCCCTAAACGATTATTCCGATCATCAAACAAATCCATTACCCTACCAACATATGTTTCTTTACCAATATTAAGAGACATGATAATTGAAGGATATAGTGAAGTTAGGTCCTCATCAAACATATACTTATACAAACCAGCAGCAGGGCAAAATAGATAACCACCTGCATAACCTTTTTTATGAATTGGGTTTTTATCTCTAGCAGGTGGGACAATATTTTGTCCTAACAAATAGGCTGAAATTGCTCCGTCTTGGGTTTTAGTGTTAGCATAAACCTCTCCATAATTGTGTTTTCCTTTATGAGATAGATTTTTTACAAGACCAATATACTCAAATTTTTCATCTAATGCTTTAAGTATTTCTACGTCTCGAAAGTTATATTGAATAAACTTTTGGATATCATCTTCAAATAAACGATCTAGATTACCGTCATATTCAACTTTACCTAAATCAACATACTTAGCTCCAATAGCATCTAACCTCATTGATGGTTCATCTCGGAAACTAAACTTTTTATGTAATTTCATATAGTCTAATGATTCAACTCCTGCAATATTGAGCCATCCGTTGCGGTTCCAAGCACTTTCGTCTTTTACAACATCTATAGGAGATAAAGCATTAGCAAAATCTTCACCTAATACTCTACTAATTCTAAAATAAAGATAGGGAATATCAAAATAATCACTATTCCATCCTACAAGAATATCTGGGTTTATTTCCCTAAATTTTTCTATAAACTTACTAAGTAGTTCTTCTTCACTAGCACATGGGATAATTTCTTTATGCCCTTTAGTATGTTTGATTTGATTCTTTTTATCTAAAATAAGAATTACCCATTCATCAGGTGTTTTATCATACCAAGCAATTGAAGTTACTGGTTTAGGGGCTTCTTTAATATACTCTTCTGTAAGTGCCCCACCCATTTCAATCTCAATATCAAAAAATACTTCACGGTGTCCTTTAGACACTTCATCATTAGTTCCATATTTTTCAATAAGAAATTTTTGGTAAGCAGGCATGTCATGAAAGTGGAGGCCAGGGGTATCTTTATCCCATTTGTAGGTTTTCTTTAACCATTCCCCCTTCAAGCCTTGGTATTGGGCTTCGTTTTCAGAACATTCAACATAAGCAGGATTACTCCAAGGAACTATATTGTAATTATCTTCTTCCCATAAATGTATTTTATACCGGTTTTTACCAGCATATTCAGCATAACATTTTTTGTACATAACTTAATTATAATCTATTGTTAGTTCGGAGTCATTCGAAACCTTCTTTTTTTTTTTGGAGGGGGTGGAGGTGGGGGTGAAGGTGGATTTTTTTCTCCATATACTTCTAAGGGTTTTTCTTCTTTTACAACTTCTTCTTTATGTCTTTCAAAAGCTTGTTTTAAAGCTTCATTAGGTTCATTTTCATCTTTATTTCTTAATTGTGCAAAAGCAAAGTTTGCAGCTACTACTAAAGATATGGCCAAAGGATCAAATACAAAAATTATTATTAAAAGAAGATAATTTATTATTTTATCCATACCTAAACCAGTTAAACCTGATAAGTATTTAAGTGGTCCTAATTCACTAGCAACGTCACTTCCAGTTTGGATTTCTACTATTTCAGTTTCGTATTCAAATAATTGTTGGTTTAAATCATCTACTCTAGTATTAATTTGAATTTGACGTTCAATTGCTTGGTCAAGTTGTTTTTCTAGAGCTTTACGAGTTGAGCTGGAGGTAGTTGTTATTATTTCACCCGTTTCAGGGTCTTTATACTGTATTACATTGTTAGATAAGCCATCTCGCAATGAAGCCACAGCAGTATTAATAGAAGATTTTTCTTCATTATATACCGCTAATTGTTCTTTAACATTGTCCCTTTTAGTTTCTACAAGAGCAACTTGGGCATCAATATTACCTGCTAAAGCAGCAGTTTCTTGATATGCTGAAGATAGAAAACCATAAATACCAGCTGAAGTTATTAAAATAAGGACAAGACAAGCTACACCTAAATAAGCTCTAAGTCCTTTGTTAATTGTATCCCAATATTGATAAAGGAGAGAAGCAATTACTAATTTAGCTACTTCTAAAGAACCTGCCATTATAAGCACCTCAGTTGAGGCGCCCGCAAACAATTTACTTAATCCTGTAACTGAGTAAAATGCTGCTGATGCCGAAACTGATAAGGCGCTTAATGCTATTACAAAAGGGAATATTCTTTCTTGTAGCTTCTTAAGCATTAATTTTGATTATACATATCGAGATAGGCTTGACCTGATTGTACTCCTACAAGTCTACCTTTTTCTTCACCCATTTCTGTAATCAAAATCACAGTAGGTACACTTCGTACCCCATAATGAGATGCCATTTCAGGACTATTATCTACGTTAATTTTTCTTACTTTTGCCTGGTGTGATACTTGATCCATGATAGGTCCAAGTGTTTTGCAAGGTTGGCACCAAGGTGCTGAGAAATATAATAATTGTTTCATACTAATTCTTCGATTATACCTACTACTTCACTTAATATAAGTAAAATAACAGCTGTTAATATGTTAAAAGGAATAAAACCATACCCCAATATACGTATCCCTGATTTTATAAATGAAAGAACACGATGCCATTTTTGGTCTGGCATTTTGTTTATATTTTTAATGTTAGGGGTAGTTGTAGGGAGTTTTTTATAAGTTTGATATGCTCCTTTATAGGTTTCTGTTAATCCATCACTCATTTTAATTCATCTTTAGTAAAAAACTGTTTGAGATTTGGTCTAAAGTAGTTTATGTTTTTCATTACTTTACGATCACGCGAGCGGTAAACAATATACTTACTACCAACCTTTTCATAGTGGCAGGGCTCACCTTGCTCTTCGGATCTCTTTTCAACTGTTGCTCGTGCCTCATCTTCACTCGAGCAAGCTTTTGATAGGTTAGAGGCTTGAACTTCTTGATAGGCGGGCCAAATTTTATCCTTAAGACCGTGTAACATAACTCCATTCCCCAATGAGACGTAAGCAATGTCGCACAAAGCATCCAGAACCTCAACGATGTCACCTCGTTGACATGCCTCTCTATATTCCTCAAGTTCCTCCAATACGAAGTTGTAAACGAACTCCCACTCTTTTGCTTCGGGTATAATAGGTTCATAATTGTTTGGTTTATTCATTAATTGATTAAACTCTTCCACTTCATCAACAAAAGGGACTTTGGTAAATAACTCTAATTGTTTATTCATAACTTAAAATGTTTTTCTATGTATAAATATGCTTTTTTAACTTTATCTATATTTTTTATAGTATGTAACCCCCAAAATTCATTTTTATTTAAAGGTATACAAGACAGACCCCCACCCCAACTATTTTTTTCTAAAAGAAAAGCAGGATTACTTTTATCAGGATGGTGAGGTTTTCCTTTAGGTGAAGAATATATTTCTTCAGCTTCTAATATAGCTTCAGGATTAGGGACCCAAGCAAATTTAGAAGGAATCCATTTATTCCCTCCTTTAGACCAAACTAAAGCATTAAATACTGCTTCTTCATGAACCCCTTGTTCAGAAGAATTTTTAGTTAATTTTTTAGTTAATTCTACCCATTCATTTATAAAAGGTAAACACTTTTTATTAGCAATATGACATGATATCCCTAAAGTAGGGGTAAGTTGTCGGTAAAGTATATTTTGTTTTATCTTATCTCCAATCCAATCTTTTCCATTTACTTGGGTATAAAACCAAGGGTACCTACATGCTAATGGGTAGTCTGATATATTATCAAATTCTTTAAATATATTTTTAATATATGGGGTAACTTGAATATCACTATCTAAGTAAGCTACTTCATCATAAGAATCTAAAGCAAGTTGAGTAATTATAGGGGTAATGGTAAATTCCATTTTACCATCTACTACAGCTTCACTATAAAAATTAAAAGATGATAAATTTATTTTTTGTAAACGGGAAGAATTTAAATCAGAAACAGAACCATTACCATAATATATAATAATATCATAGGGAGTATATTTTAATAAATAACTCGCTAATATTTCACAATTATCAATATAGGATTGGCCTATACCATAAGTTATAATAACTTTTTTATTAGATTTGGTGTCCCCCATTATTAATTTTTAGACTATCAAAAAACTCTTTACGGGATTGATTACTATCATCTCTAAATACTCCACTTGCTTTAGTGGTAACCATTGCTGCACCTGAGTGCTTAATTCCTCTGCAACTTACACAGTTGTGGGTTGCAACTACAGTAACAATAACCCCTAAATTACCTTCACATACTTTTTCTACACCTTGGTGGATGGCTGATGTAAGTTGTTCTTGGATTGCTCCTCTACGACCAAAATGTTCTACAATTCGGTTTAATTTGGACAAACCAATTACTCTTCCTTCTGCACCTGCAACATAACCAATATGGACAACTCCACGAATAGTTTGGTGATGATGGGAACACATACTAGTAAGGGGAATATTACGTTCAATGACGATACCGTCATAACCATCACTAGGAAAAGACGTAATATCAGTGAATCCATCATACCTACCCGCCCATAAATCATTTACATATGCCTTTGCTACTCGTTTTGGGGTTTCCATTGAATTGGGGTCATTTCTCCAATCACATTTTAAAGCATCTAGAAACCTACTATAGGCATCTGCTGCTTCATTAATCATAACTTCTTTTTCATGGGGGGTAAGTGGACGATCCATTGCAGCCCCATTTGCATAACCTGTAGGTACACACTCAATATCGTTGTGTAACTTTCTTCGTTTGTTTTCCATTATATAGTATAAATTGTACTTAAATTTCTATTGTGGCCCTTATCATCATCCATACCATAACCTATATACCAAGGATCAAATACAGAATCAGTAGGTTGATATAAGATATGATAAACTTTATCAAAATCCCCGCTTTCCTTATAAATTGCTACAACAGGAGTAACTGTTTTTGGTTCTTTAACTGAAAGAAATTTAGAAACTGCTTTCATAGTATTGCCTGAATCTAGGATATCATCTACAAGGTAAACATGCTTACCTTTGATTTTGGTTTCTAAGTCTTTACTAACTACTAAATCACCTTGTTTTCTACCAAAATAAGATTTGCAACGAATAAAATCTATTTCAATAGGGATTGTAATTTGTTTTACCAAATCACTAAAGAACATAAATCCACCATTTAGTATACAAACTAATACTACAGGGGTAGGATCATCTTTATGTTCGTCATTAATTTTTTTAGCTATTAACTTTAATTTAAAGTCTAAGTCTTTTTCACTTATTGCTTGTTCCATTTTACTAAAATATAAAATTTAGAGGGCTACCCCCCGTTAAGGGAGTAGCCTTCCAAATTGTTTTATACGTTATTAGAATGTGTATTTCAACGAAGCATTCCAAGTACGTCCAAATCCGAACCATACAAAGTTACGTGTATCAACACCATTCCATGTAGTTGAATTTTCATCAGCATGGATGCTAGTATTTGATTCAGCAATGTATGTAGTATCTAATAAGTTATTACAGTTAACTCTAAAAGATGCTTTGTTTCCAAATAAATCAAACTTAGCAGTAGCACCTAAATCAACCAAACCATATGAAGGGAGTTTAAGAGCACCTAAATTATCTTCAGTTAAGAAAGCTGAGCTGTTGATGCTGTAATCAGCATATAAACCATCAACAAATCTGTAACCTAAATCTACAGTAACATCATTGTTAATTCTATAGTCAGCACCTAGGTTAGCAGTGAATTGAGCAGCATCACCAACTTTAGCACCTTCAGTGTAAAGTGTAGCATTACCAATTTGGTTATTATTATCATCAAAGATTTCAGCGTTAAAGTTATCGGTGTATTTCCAATCACCCATTGAGAGCATACCTTTAACTTTCAACTTATTAGTTGGGCGGTAAGTAGCTTCGAATTCAACACCATTATGTTGAACATTAATACCACTAAACTGAGCGTTACCTTCAACAACTGTTGAATCGTTTACAGCAACATCAACACCTCTAGAGATAAATCTGTTACCCCAATTAGTAGCATATACGTTTACATTAGCAGTAAAATTATCACTAGTGTAACCATATCCTAACTCAAGTGATTTGATTTTTTCGTTTTCAAGATCTTCATTGATGTTGTTAGCATAATTTGGGAAAACAGCATCAAATAGAGGTTGACGTGAGATCAAACCTGTGTTGAAGAAAACGTTAGAGGCCTCATCAATATTGTAGTTAGCACCACCTTTTACATAACCACCAATAAGGTTAGCTACGTCTGAGATAGGGTTGTTAGGTTGGTCAAAGTAATCTTCTCTTTGGTATGACTGATTAGAGATACCTGCTTGTACAACAGCTGTTATTTTATCGTTATCGTTATACTCAACTAAACCATTAGCACCAGTCCATCCTACAACACCTACATTGTAGTAATCAAGTTTAGGACCATTTAGACCAGTGTTGTTGAATGGGCTTGCTTCAATTGTTGTATTGATAACTTGACCCATACTGTTTTTATTACCAGTTGAGTAGTAACCATCAAGACCCATTAAATTATTAAGTGCTCTGTAATGGAAGCCTTTGTATTTACGAAGATCAAGACCAACAGATGCTCTCCAATTGTCTTTATTGTATTCAAGGTTTGAAATAGCACCTACCCAGTTATGTGAATTCATAGAGGCCCTACGAATTTCAACTGCTCTGTTTACATCAGCATCATTATACCCATTAGAACCAATTAATTGACCATAGAATGGGCTATTTGTATACATTCCTGTTGTATCTGAGGTACCATATCCTGTAGTGGTAGCAATATTAGCAGCTACAACAGCATCAAAATCAATGAATCCATCAGCATCACGAACACCTAAACTATCTTCTAAGTAGTGTTGTGTTAAATCAGCATTATAAGGATGGTTGTTAATGTCTCCATTACGGAAGTATTGACCACGAGGTCCTGTTCCACCACCTCTACCAGCTGAACCATAAACTGAGGTGTTAAGGGTAAGGTTTTCATTAATATCCCAATCCCAATTGAAAGTAGCGAGTGGTTTATTGTAGAAATTTCTTCTCATAGAGAACTCTTCACCATCTAAGAAACCTGCATCTGTGTTCCAACGACGATCAATTCCTTCTTCACCAAAGTTTTGGTAGTCACGGATTGAAACCCAAGCATCTCTTTGGTGATGCCATTGACCTGCTCCAAGAACTGACAAGTTCATAGCGTGCTTGGAGCCTTCTGGTTCATATCCCAAAGCACCAAAGTAAGTCCAACCTTCACCTTGTGTTCCGTAAACGTATCCGTTACCCGCCCACTTGCTTAACAAGAATGAGGTAGCAAATCCATTTTCGTTTTTACCACTATTGTAGTTAACAGAAGTTTTAGTGTAACCATCATTACCAATGGTTTGGGCAACACTACCACCTTGCTCTTTATCAGCAGCTTTAGTAAAAATAGAAACAGTACCACCAACAGATGGAACTGCAAGTCTAGAAGCACCTAAACCTCTTTGGATTTGGATACCTGAAGCAACATCAGTTAAACCTTGCCAATTTGACCAATAAACCCATCCATTTTCCATATCATTAACAGGTTGTCCGTTAATAAGGAATGATGTGTTTCTTTGATCGAAACCACGTAGGCTAATACGTGAGTCACCATATCCACCTCCCTGCTTAGTGGCGTAAACGCCAGGGGTAGAATTCATAATTTCAGGAAACTCTTGGTTTCCTACTTTTAGTTCAATCTCAGCAGGAGAGATTGTAGATACAGCTACGGGAGTTTCTCTAACCTTAGCAACATCAATTACGTTAGCGACAACTGAAGCTGCTGCTAAACCTAATGCTGTAGGTTGTAAAGAAATTGTTCCCATATCGGTTTTGGCTGTCAAGTTAGCCGTTTCATAACCGATAAAGCTTACCACCAAAGTTCCCTCTGGTGTTACGTCCATTTTGAAAGTACCATCTGCACCGGTAGAAGTACCAGTGGTGTTACCTTCAATTACAACTGTTGCTCCTGGCAGGCCATCACCTGTAGTAGCATCTGTTACTTTGCCCGTGATTTGGGCAAAAGTTAGTGAAGAGATCGAACAAAGAACTCCCACTAAGGCAAATCTAAAAATTTGTCTCATTTGTTTTTGTTTTTGGTTTATAAAAATTGGTTTGAAATTCATAACAAAAAAGGGGTACTAACCCCCTTTACGCTGTGATATCATCTGACTCAATAAGAGTATAGGTAAACGAATTACCCCAGATATCTCTAGATTGGCGACAAAGACCCATAAAGTCTTGCCAATCATCATTAGAAGCAATTACTTGACAACCTGCGGACCATTTGTCGATTTGGGTAGAAGTTCTACCCTCATACTTTGTTGCTCTATGAATATTAATTCCAAAAATACCCTGTTCGATATCTTCTTCATTTAAATCATAACAAACATCTAAATTGTTGTCTCTATAGACTTGGACCGGCTTAACTTGACGTAGTGCCTCATATTTTCCTTGGTGTAAACCTATTTGATGTGAGCCTCTATATTGATTAGGCTTTAAAATAGCAACACCTGATTCTTTCATAATATTTTCAACCCAATACTTGCCTGGGTCGGTTGTGCATCTGAAGCAATTATAATTCCACATACCATCTACCTTATAGGAGACAGTCATGTAGTCATCAAATTTATTAGTTACTTCGTTTAATGTTTCAGAGTTTCTAACTCCTACTATGTTTAAATTGTAATCTCCACTTTCAAACCATTTGTAACCTTTGGCTTTTACTGTAGACTCAATTTGTTGTCTCGTTGGGCAATTCATATTCTAGTGCTTTTGAGATTATTGGAAATTCATTGATAAATATGCGCTTTATTTCTTTCGCGACAAGTTGGATTTCTTTTTGTGCATGTTCATCATCTCGAAGTTCAAGAAAATGAATCCAACTACGAATACTACCTGTCATATGAATTTTGGTAGTTGTAGCAAGTGGGAGAATCATACGAGCTTGTTCACGAGCTACTCCTGCTTCTAAAAGCTCATTATATAAAACATGAGTTCTTTTTAAATGAGCATCTATAACTTCAGATGCTTTACCTTTAAAATAACTTTGATTGTTATTAAAAATTTCAGGATTAATTATTTCTGTTGAACTTTGTCTATTATCTTCACATTGTGCTCTAAGCTCAATGGGTTCAAAAATATCTTCTAGTTTATTAACATCTTGATATCGTTGGCTAAACTCTTGAAAAGAAAACGAACGGTGACGAATGAGCTGGATGCCGATGGCTTTGGAAGTTTCAATTTCGAACGTCGCGTGACCATGTTCAAACGGTGACCAGTGTTTGTGTCGTACCAAGTATGAAAGAAGGCCTTCCGGTTTAGCTTTCTTATCCTTACGTGAACTAGATACACGTGCAACCTCCACAATGTGGTCTTCAGCATTTGGTGTAACATTTAATAGCGTAACTTTCATTTGATTAATAAATTTGATATAACTTTACGAACAATTTTTGAAAAAATCAAGTTAACGTAAAATTGTAACGTGTCCTCTTAATTCTTTTACTTCAGCTGTCCCTACTTTTCTTGCTTGGAACCACCACAAATACATTTCATTTTGTACATAATAATCACCCCCTCTAAAATTACCATTCCAAACTAAGTTATTTACATCATAAGATTCCCATACTATATTTCCCCATCTACTTATTACTTGAACCTTAACATCAGTCCAACATTCAGGATCTAGTATTATCTCCCACCCATCATTATATCCATCATTATCTGGGGTGAAGGCGTTAGGGATGTAAACATTACATTCTTCATTTTTAATTTCACTACAAGGTAAACCTGTTTCACAATCTATTTCTATAAACTCATATATAGTAACTGTATCACTTTGTATTATATAAATTGTATCTACAGAATAGTTGTATTCTGTTTCAATTACAGTATCAGTTACAAAAATATATTCTGTCTCAGTTATAGTAATTGTATCTGTTATAGAATTTGTATTTT